AGGAAAACTGAATGCTGATACAGGCAAGTACGAAGTTAATGTGAAAGTGTTAGGCGGAAATCTGCTAAATTTAGAAATGATGAAAAACGAAAACGGTAAAATTGATTCGGTTTTTACTAAAGCTAGGGATATAAGTAATTTCGACGTTATTAAAGATAGAAAATATCTATTAATTAGCAAAGGAACTATGCTTATAGATACTATGTATTCTGCTATTCATTTTGGAAAAGATGATTTAAAGCATTTAACAAACCACCGAGATATACTCTCTACCGGTACTGGTTATAAGTTATTTACTGGTAAAGAAACACGCATTGTATTAACAGCAAAAGAGACTTGTACAATAACAAAAGCGATAATACACGGAAATGCAGAAAAAACAGATGCGTATATGGCTGAGGAACTTGGACTATTCGAAATTCCCGACGATGACATAACTATCGGCTACGAACCATACAAAGGCTTACAAAAAGCACAATTTCAATTAGACCGCCCACTTACGAAGTGGGACGCAATCGAAAAGCGAGATGGTGTGTATGGAGTTGTATATAAAAGTAAAGAAGTTATATTTGACGGAAGCAATGATGAAAGGTGGATTACTCAACCAGATTCAATCGGAAACACTCAATTTTATACTACTTTGGATGATTCTTCCATTGAGAATGCTCCTGATTTTATTGATAACTTTTACTGCGATAAATTTACAAAATCTTCCAAAGCTAGTGGTGATATTGCGATAGGTGAAGTTAGGTATGGGAATCTTAACTACACATTTGCGCCGGTGTTTAAGACAAAAAATGAAGTCAACAATCTGTTATCGTGGCGTAATTTATTGAAAGAAAATACAATTAAAATAATTTACAAAACTGATGCAGAAGAATTTGTCCCATTACCACAAGAAACACAGACAGCTTTAAATAATCTACGCACCTACTATCCGACTACAGTTATTACAAATAGCGAGGACTGCGAGATGGAAGTAGAGTACATAGCAGACACGAAGAACTATATAGATAAGAGGTTTACAGAATTGAGTGCAAGCATTGTAGCTACACAGAAAGCATTATTATAAAGAAAGGAATGATACTATGTATGAAATTGTAAAAAATGTAATCGTATCGGGAAATTTTAAACTTACTGATATGCAGAAAAAAATAGATACACTATGGATTCAAGGAGATTTAACCGAAGAGCAGAAAAAAGAATTAACCGCTTTGATGAAAGAATATGTTAAACCGGAATCGGAAATGCCTGAAGCATTACAGATGTGCCGGGCGTTAAAAGAAGAAGTAGAATCCCTGAAAGAAAGAGTAACAAAAATCGAAAATGGTGGAGTTGCACCTGAACCACCAGCAGGAGTTGAAGTACCTGCATGGGAGCCTTGGGATGGTATTTCTGACCGGTATAAATATGGTGCAGTTGTTACAATCGACACAAAATATTATATTTCTTGCCACATTGGACAGAATACTTGGATGCCCGGCTCTATGGGAACGGAAGGGCTTTGGAAAGAAATCTCTAAAGAGGATGCTGAGTCGGTTATACAGGGAGCGAAAACACCGGAGCAGGTTATTAATGGATAGTAAACTGGGTATCCTATAACCGGAGGTGTTTGGATGGCGTTTATAGCAGGAGCAATCTTGGGAGCAAACTTTGGTGTGGCAATTATGTGTCTTATGCTAATTGCAAAGCAATCGGATGAATAAAGGAGAATGAATATGGAAATTCGAGCAAGACCGTAGAGGGTCTTATTTTTATGTAAATCTTTAGAAAAGGAGACAAAGAATTGGAGTTTATACAGACACTATTGAGCATATGCGGTGCAGTCAGTATTGTTGGCGGAGCTGGAGCGGTTGTTGTAAAAGTAATCAAACCAGCTTTTAAGTTATCAAAGAGAGTAGAGCAACTGGAACAGTATAATCAGGCAGATTATCAACGTTTGAAAGCATTGGAAGAAATGCAGAAACAGCAATCAAAATCACTCGCTGCTATGCTTAATCATCAGATTACTGGAAATGGTATCGAAAACATGAAAAAAATCAGAGATGAGCTTTTAGAAAGCATCATTGACAAGTAAAGGAGAGATAAATATGAGTATGGAAGTTTTATTACAGTATGTAACTTATATGTTGGCTGGAATTGGTGTACTTGCATTTTTTGTAAGTGTCGTAGTACAAGTGATTAAGGAAATGCCGTGGCTGAAAAAGATACAAACAAACGTGGTGGCATTAGTAGCCTCTCTTATTATTACACCGATTGCAGTTATTATACTATGTATGTACTTTGGTATTGTGATCACTTGGTACTACATATTTGCATCGGTATTAGCAGCGTTTGTAGTTTATTTAGTAAGCACAGGCGGATGGGAGAAAGTATCAGAGATGTGGAACAGAAGCAAATACAATAAGAAATAATTCAGAGGGCAAATAGCTGCCCTCTTACATAAAAATGAAAGAGAGGAAAAGAACATGGGAAATGACAAATTTTTAAAATTATGCAAAGAAATCGTAGTAAATTATTTTAATGCTTGCGTAGACAAGACAGACAAAAAGGAAATCACAGAAGATGATGTCTTTATCGTGTGGTCTTGTAAAACCTTACAGAACAATAAAGCATTAGTGAGTACAACAGTACCGGATGGAATGTACTACGAAATCACCCACAACGGAGATAAACAGGAAACCTATGTGGATGTATACAAAAAATGGGAAAATTTCAAAGTTAAATAGGAAGGAGATTTTATTATGACAGTAAATGTAAGACAATTATTAGTATCAGGAAGTAAATACAATATCAAATGTCCGTACCAAATGGTTGCGGATACAATCACGGTGCACAACACATACAATGACGCCACTGCTGAGAACGAAGTGAAGTACATGATCGGGAACAACAATCAGGTAAGCTTCCACATTGCGGTCGACGATAAAGAAGCAGTACAGGGTATTCCGCTCGATCGGAACGCATGGCATGCCGGAGACGGAAATGGAAGAGGAAACAGAAACTCGATTGCAGTAGAAATCTGTTATAGTAAATCCGGTGGAGACCGCTTTGTGAAAGCAGAGAGAAACGCAGCTGAATTAATTGCCGGAATGCTCAAAGAGCGTGGATGGGGAATTGATAAGGTAAAGAAACACCAAGACTGGAGCGGTAAATATTGTCCACACAGAACACTTGATATGGGATGGCAGAGATTTCTTGGTATGGTGGCATCTTTTATGAATGGAGCAGAACCACCAGCATACACGGAGGATCCATCAAAACCAGCTACGCAAAATGGAAGTGAAAAAATTGACGTAGAGTATGCAGTTATGATTGAGGGGGGAAGAACGCTTCCGTTTGTAAAAAACATGGAAGATTATGCTGGGTTGCCAGGCAAGAAAATCGTAGGGATTGCGATGAGGGTGAACAATGGGGCATCCATTAAATACAGAATTACGACTGTAAACGGAAAGACATATCCATTTGTAACAGGATGTAATTGGTCTGATGGAGTTAATGGATATGCTGGCGATGGTAGAAATGCTATTGCTAAGATTGAATGTTATTTGTATTCACCAAATTCTGACAAGTATATTTATTACAGGGTTGCGCCTGTTGGTAGAGGGTACTACCATGCCCAAAGAGATATGGACAGAGTCAGCGGAATGGACGGTTATGCTGGAGCTTCAGGAGTGGCAATTGATAAATTCCAAGCTTGGATTGAATAATAACACAGCCCCACCTCAGAAGAGGTGGGGCGAAAATATTGTATCATCTTACAAAACTTAATAGAATATAATAAAACCGTTTACAACACGTTTACAACAAAAATGCCTGCAAACGGCGTAAATGCGTTTATAAACCTTACAAAAGTGTAAGATTGGATTGCAAAATTGTCACCTGAAATTATGGCAGGGAAAAATCTTTTCTTATACAATAAAGGAGCATTCAAGAAAGAGACAAAGTAGAAAGGTGGAAATGATATGGCATTATTAGAAGTAAAAAATGTAAAAAAAATATATACGACCCGTTTTGGAGGGAACCAGGTGCAGGCGCTCTCGGATGTGAATTTTTCGGTGGAGCCGAGAGAGTACGTGGCAATCATGGGAGAATCTGGTTCTGGGAAAACAACTCTTTTGAACATTTTGGCTGCGTTGGATAAACCGACAGGAGGAAAGGTTCTTTTAAAAGGAAGGGACTTAACTACGATCAAAGAACGTGAGATGGCTGCATTCAGAAGACAGAATTTGGGCTTTGTATTTCAGGATTTTAACTTATTGGATACGTTTTCTTTGAGAGACAATATTTTCCTTCCGCTTGTATTGGCAGGGAAAAAATATCCGGAGATGGAAAGCAGACTTCGCCCGATTGCAGAGCAGCTTGGCATCACACATTTGTTGAACAAATATCCATATGAGGTGTCTGGGGGACAGAAGCAAAGGGCAGCAGTTGCAAGAGCGTTGATCACAAAACCACAGTTGATTTTGGCAGATGAGCCCACAGGAGCTTTAGATTCGAAGGCATCGGAAGAACTTTTGAGATTGTTTAACACAATCAATACAGATGGGCAGACGATCTTGATGGTTACACATAGTGTAAAAGCGGCAAGCACGGCGAACAGAATACTATTTATCAAAGATGGAGAAGTGTTCCATCAGTTATATCGCGGAAACCTTTCCAATGAAGAACTTTATCAGAAAATTTCTGATACGTTGACGGTGTTGACAACAGGGGGTGACGGCATTGAGTAGTTCAATTTATGGAAAACTGGCAGTCACAAATTTAAAGAAAAACCGGAAAAGTTACGTGCCGTATATATTTACCTGTGTGGTCACGATCGCAATGTTCTATATCATGCATTCTCTTGTATATAATGAAGGAATCCGACAGATGCCGGGGGCAGACAGCTTAATGATCATTCTTTCATATGGAACAGGTGTAGTTGGAATCTTTGCAGTGATCTTTCTGTTTTACACGAATAGTTTTTTGATGAAACAGCGAAAAAAAGAAATCGGACTTTACAATGTGTTGGGCCTTGGAAAGAGCCACATCGCCAAAATGCTTATATGTGAGACACTGATTGTGGTTGCGATCAGTCTGATTCTTGGACTTGGCGGAGGGATTCTCCTCAACAAACTGATTTTTTTGTTTTTGCTCAAAATGTTACATTTTGACGTAGCGCTGAAGTTTTCAATAGAAATAAAAGCAATTAGCGGGACATTATTTTTGTTTAGTGGGATCTTTGCGGCAAATCTGCTCTTTAACTTGATCCAGATCAAACTTGCTAATCCGATTGAATTGCTCCATGGTGGAAAACAGGGAGAGAAAGAACCAAAAACAAAAATCATTATGACTATTATCGGTGTGGCTGCGCTGGGAGGCGGATATTATATCGCACAGACAACGGAATCACCGCTTACAGCAATGGGGCTGTTTTTTGTCGCTGTGATACTTGTTATTATCGGAACATACGCACTTTTTACAGCAGGAAGTATTGCTTTATTGAAACTGTTAAAGAAAAATAAAAAATTTTACTACAATACGAAACATTTTACATCTGTTTCAGGAATGTTATATCGTATGAAACAAAATGCGGTCGGACTTGCCAACATTTGTATTTTAAGTACGATGGTGCTTGTTATGGTCTCCACAACAGTGGCATTGTATGTTGGGATGGAGGATATATTAAAGACAAGATTTCCGCATGATGTGACAATTTCCGGAATGGAGTTGTCGGAGGAAGAAAAAGCATCCATTGATCAGACCATCACAGATATAGTAGAAAAATACGGGCTTACTTACCGGAATGATGAGCAGTATGAGGCGACACCATTTGCGGTCAACCGAGTACAAAATAAGTTTATCTT